CCAGACTGAACGCTATGCCCGGTTATGTGAGCACTACGGAATGACGCCGTCCCGTAATAACAGCGGCCGGGGTCATGAAAACGGCTCGGTTGAATCCGCCCACGGACATCTTAAAGAGCGTATCCGTTAACGGGCGCAATCTGCCTGATAACGCCTTCAGTGCGGCGGTGTCGCTGACATTTCGTACAGGCTGCGGCAACATGCGCACCTCAACGCTTTTTAGTTTGCTGCGGTCAGGGCAGGTTAAAGCCGCCTGCGGACAGTTCACGCGCTGGGTGTGGAGTGGCGGCAAGGTGCTCCCCGGACTGGAGACCCGCGCAGGGAACGAGAAGGCGCTTTGTGAGGATGGTCTGAAATGAACCTGGTCTGTTTTATCATCGCAGGAATTCTTGCCTGTCATGGTCAGCAAGGCTGGGGCTGGTTTCTGTTTATCGGAGTGCTGTTGTCATGACCTGGCTGATAATGAACTGGAAATATTTAGGCGTGCTTATTATGTGTCTGGCGATAGTTGGTTTTGCCGCTGTGGGAAGCCGCTACAAAGAAAAATACACAGTAGCGCAGGCTCAGGCCGACCAGCGTCAGGAAACAATCAACGACATGCAGCGCCGGCAAAAATCAGTTGCGGCACTCGATGCGCAATACACAAAGGAACTTGCAGATGCTAAAGCAACTATCAATCAGCTGCATGATGATGTGTCTGCTGGCCGCCGCAGGTTGCAGCTCAACGCCACCTGCCCGAAGCAATCCACCGCCGCCCCCGGCAAGTTGGGCGATGCAGGAGCCGCCACCATTACAGCAGATGCTGAACGGGATTATTGGCGTCTCAGAGACGGAATCAGCACCGTCACAAAACAGGTGAAATATTTGCAGCAGTACATCAGAGAGCAGTGCCTGAAGTAAACACCACAAAATATCAGGAGGTCGCCACCCGGCGGCCTTTTTTATGCAGTAAATCCCCGCGTCATGCCCGATGCATTCAAAACCGCAGAGCCTTACAGAAACAAGCCTCGGAGAAATACTGGTTAAGGCCGGTAGCCGTCTCTGTGGGCCAGTATTTCTGGGCAACGAGGCTCGTTTTTATAAGGTAACTACCGATGAAAGAACTGACATTTAAAGATCACTCAGTTGTGCCATTTGATAATGGCGATGGGAAGATATGGTTCACTGGCGAGCAGCTTGCGGATCTACTCGGATACGCAGACAGCAAAAAGGTATCCAACATCTGCAATCGTCATAAGGATGAGTTCACTGAGAGTATGACTGACATTCTCAAAGTGAGGACCAGTAATGAAAACAATGAGATACAGTATACTAGCGTAAGGGCCTTTTCAGTGAGAGGGTCACACCTGGTTGGGATGCTATCTCGAACGAAAGTAGCTAAGGATTTGAGGATCTGGCTGCTGGACCTGGTTGAGAAAGAAGCTGGCGTTGAAATCGAAGCTCTTGACGTGCAAAGTCTGGCGCAACTGGCGGGTCAGGGCATTCACGATGCCATAGCGACATTTGACAAGAAATCCTTCAAACATCGCGGTCAGAAAGGTAGCGGACTGATGGCACAGCGCAAGCGCGACATCAAACGAGTAAAAGAGGCAACGCTGCTGGCGCTGAAGTTGACGCAATTTGCCATCCCTGACCTCGGTGACTTCCCTGATGGGGAGCCAGCATGAACCACGTCCGGTTCATAGAGGAGAACGTTATCTCTGAGCTGGAGAAGCAGGGCTTCGATACAGATGTTGCTCACATCGGAGCACGTGAGGCGGTGGCGTTCTACCACCGCTCTGCTTCAGCCAGCAGAAAAGGTAAGCAGTTCGACGACTGCCTGAGCATTGCAAAGGCCTGGGCGCAAAAGTACCAGCCTAAAAAGAAAAAGTGAGAGCCTCTTTCATAACGGCTTTCAGAATAAATCACCAGGAATTAACTGAATCGCAGAATCCGGGCTTTTATCGCCGGGAGCACCCGTGAGCGAGACTACGACAAAATAACAGGAGCAAATAATGGAAATTAAGTTGGTCAAATACTGGAAAGTAGAGCTATTCGGGCAGCAGCCTGAATCTGTTATAACGCAAATGTTGGCGGAAAAAAGGAAACCATTCTTTACCGGCTATTCAAAGGAGCAGGTCAACCCACAAAAACTTCACGGTAGCGAATTTATTTCTCTTGCCCCGTCACCTGATTCCTTAGAACTTCAGGCCATCCGGCTTTATCGGGTTGGTGAAATTAAATGCAGCCCGGTTTACGAACAGGAAGCTGACTCTTTTGCAGAAGCTGCAGAGCCACTGATTAAGTGGATGGCTGAAAATACTCACCCTCACCACAGCGCTATCGTAACCAGTACAGGTGCAGAGCTGCTTATGAGCGAGCGGGTACATAACACTGACAAATAACTTAAAGACTGACATTACAGCAGATATTGCCTGAGTGCCTGCGATAATGCCAACCTCTCAGTAACCAACATGACTAAAACCTTCATCTGCATCGCCAGCGGGCCATCACTGACGGCTGAGGATTGCTTACTGGCTGCATATTCGACTCACCCGGTTATAGCCGTTAACTCAAGCTGGGCTGCTGTGCCGAACTGCCAGAATATTTACGCCGCCGACTTCAGCTGGTGGGAGAAATATCACAGTGATATTCCACCTGGTGCCCGGTGCTGGACCAGCAGCGTTTCAGCCACGCACCGCTACGGGCTGAATTATTTCCCCCACCCGGACAACGAATCATTCAACTCCGGGCTTCGTGCGATACAGCTTGCCATCAGGCTGGGTGCAGGTCGTGTTCTGCTACTTGGGTATGACTGCAGTATTGACGCCAGCTCACACTGGCACGGCGACCACCCGGTGGTGCTGAAGAACCCTGACAAGTCCAGCGTAACGCGCTGGCATGCTGAATTTTCCCGACTGGCCGCCACGCTCAGCGGCGCAGAAATACTGAACTGCTCGCGTCGTTCGGCGCTGGAGTGTTTCCCGCTTTCAACCATTGAGGCCGCACTTAATGTCTGAAACCTCATCAACTGAAACATGGGAATGGATCCCGGCGTCGAAAAAACCAGGAAAGCGACGCCTGTCGCAGATGCTCCCTTAAGGATCCATATGTACAGATATAACCCTTCCGAAAGTATTTTTGCGGGGATGTCTGGTCGTTTCCTTCCGCGATACCGGCGCTGGTGATGGCCGGTCGGATCTGGCAGGACGCTGAGCGTGCTACTGCGCTGGTTATCTCAGCGGGTCCGGTTCACCCGGCCTTTATGCCGCTGAGCGTGGAGGTAACCGATGTCACAGACTGACGATGAACTGGTCCTCGAAACGAATGGCGTGGCGATTCAGGGGTGGGATCGAATAGCGGTGACGCGGGGTATCGAGCGGCTGCCATCGTCATTCAGCCTGAGCCTGCTTGACCTGTACCCCGGCAGCGACGATCGGCAGCGGGTCCGGCCTGGTGAAAGCTGCCGTGTTCTTCTGGGTCAGGATGTTGTGCTGACGGGCTATATCGACAGATGGTCACCCGTAATCTCTCCCGCGCGTCATGAAATCAGAGCCACTGGCCGGAGTAAATGCCAGGACCTGGTGGATTGCAGCGCGGAGTGGCCATCGAATGTTATCAGCAATGCAGACGCGCCGGGGATAGCCCGGCGCCTGGCGGCACCCTATGGCATTTCCGTTACGACAGATGTGACAGGGATCCGCTCAGTCCCTCAGTTCACGTTGAACTGGGGAGAGTCGCCGCAGGAGGTTATTGACAGGGTAACCCGCTGGGCGGGTCTGCTTTATTACGACCTCCCTGACGGTAACCTTTACCTGACCCGGGTTGGTGATAAACGTGCAGCCAGCGGACTGGAAGAGGGCGTGAATGTCGAGCATGCCTGGTATGAAGAGTCCATGGATGAACGGTTTTCTGACTATACCGGCGTATCGATGAATTTCACGCCGGTTGGTGAGGCCGGAGACGCGGGCTATGACGCGGTCACACTGGCGACTGCGCGCGACCCGGAGGCTGCCTCAATGCGCTACCGGAAGCGGATCATCATGGTGGAAAGCACGCTGGTGGCCCGGGATATGGCTACCGACTGCGTTAACTGGGAAATGAACCGGCGTTATGGGCGTTCCCGGATCCTTCGAGTGGTGACGGACAGCTGGCGCGACAGCTCGGGAGCACTCTGGGAGCCCAATACGCTGGTGCCGGTTCATTTGCCGACTCTGGCGGTTGAGCCGCGGGATTTGCTGCTGGCCGAAGTGACTTACCTCCGCGATGACGACGGTACGCATGCGGAAATGGTGCTGTTGCCGCCGGCCGCATTTGCCATACAACCCTATGCTTTCTATTCAAACTTACTGGAGCTGACATGAATGATGCTCTTGCACGGCTATACCGTCGTATCACTATGCTGGTGGGGATCGGAAGGACAACGGGCGTCAGCGATGACAGTGGGACGACGCAAAAACTGCAGTATAAAACCCCCTTTGACATTCGTGGTGACACGCTGCGAATGACGGAGTTTGGTTTCTCCTCCGGCCTGCCGGCAGGGAGTGACGTTCTTATTCTGAGTCTGGGAGGCGATCGCTCCAGCCAGGTCATCGTTGCGACCAACCATGGCTCAACCCGCTACGGAAATCTAAATCCCGGGGAAACGGTCATCTATGACGCTCAGGGTAAATCGGTGTTACTGGGCAAAGAACAGCTAACGGTGACGTGTGCCGGGCAGGATATCGAGGTACTGGAAGCCCGGAACGCGACGATTACCGCCAGCGTTAAGGTACGGTTTGAGGCTCCGCTGGCGGAGTGTACCGGCGATATTGTTGACAACTGTGATTCCAACAGCGTCAGCCTGAAAGCGCTGCGTGAGGCTTATAACGCCCATGGACATGAGGTGAAAAACGTTCAGGGCGGCAACGATGCGCGCACCAGTGAAAAAACCAACAAGGGGGTCTGATGGCCGATATCAGGACTGGCTGGCAGACAGACGCCGGGGTTGCCGGCTGGCAGGAAGATGCGCATGACCTGGTGAAGGGGGATGACATTGAAACGGCGGTACTCATCAGCCTGTTCAGCGACCGGCTGGCGGATAAAGATGACGTGACCGATGACGGCAACCGTCGGGGATGGTGGGGGGATACAGGAGAAGATGTGCTGCTGGGGTCCCGTCTGTGGTTACTGAACCGCAGCCCGCTTTCCCGTGCGGTGGCCAGAAAAGCAGAAGTGTATGCCGAAGAGGCGCTGGACTGGCTGGTGTCGGATGGTGTGCTGTCCGCTGTCAGCGCGACAAGCCGGATTGTGTGGCCGGACCGGCTTTATCTGACCATTCTGTTGTTCCGTCCGGACGGCAGCAAACAGGAATATCAATTCAGATGGCTGTGGGGAGAGAACAATGCCGTATCAGCGACCTACGCTCAGTGAGTTACGCAGCCGGAACCGACAGTTCATTACCTCGGAGCTGGAGAACACCGGTGAGCTGCTGAGATTTTCAAATTTACGGATCATGGCCGATATGGATGCGGGCATGAGCCATCTGCATTTTTCCTACCTCGACTGGATCGCCAGGCAAAGTAATCCGTTTACCGCAGAGGATGAATGGCTGGCGGCGTGGGGAGCGCTGAAAAATGTGTATCAGAAGGATGCCACCGCCGCGACCTGCCCGAAGATCATGTTTAAAAAGGGGAATGAGGGTGCCGTTATTCCGTCCGGCAGCCTGCTGAACCGGAATACGGGCGTTCAGTACCGACTTGACCATACGGTGACGATAGGTGCAGATAAAACCGGAACCGGCAGCATTACAGCCGTGTTACCCGAAACCGGCAGTAGTCTGAGTGTGGCGGATGGCAATGCGCCGGCGGGAACGACGCTGACGCTGGACAGCGCAATTGATGGTGTGGACAGTGCTGTGGTGGCGGTTGAGGCCATTTCCGGCGGCGCGAATATGGAAAGTCAGGAGGCCTTCCGGCAACGGGTGCTGCAGGCGTACCAGTCTGTTGCTGAAGGTGGCAGCGAGGATGACTACAGGCGCCGGGCGCTGGAGGTTCCCGGCGTTACCCGTGCATGGGTGGTTCCCCGGATACTGGGTGCAGGCAGCGTGGGGCTTTATTTCATGTGCGATGGCGACGACAGGACAAACCACGGTTTTCCTGTAGGGACCGATGGCGTTGCGACCAAAGAGACATACTACTATGGGAAAGCAACCGGGGACCAGCTGCGCGTCGCTGACTATATTTTCCCACTTCGTCCGGCCACCACGCTGGTATGGGCGTGTTCCCCTCTGCAGAACGTCATTGATTTTGATATTGGCGGTATCCCGGATGCCGGTGCTGATGTGGTTGCTGCGATAGAGAGCGCCATCGACGAAGTGTTTTTTGATAATGGTGCGCCTGGCGGGAAAATATTTATATCGGATCTTACCCTCGCCATTGGTGGCATCGACGGCACGCGCGGTTTCGTTATGAACAAACCTGCAGGGACATTTATTCAGCTCAACGCGGGTGCGCTTCCGCTGCGCGGTAAAATTGAGTTCAGCGGGAAGGGGAAAACGTGAGCCGTTACAGTGAACATGAATACGCATCAGCGCTCGGAAAATTGCTGCCGCGCGGTAAGGCGTGGCTGTGTGAGCCTGGTAGTGTGAAGGGGAATGTGCTGCTGGGCCTGGCAAAATCCTTTGCTGCCAGCGATACGGCAGCGTTATCTCTTCTTCGCAATGCCTTTCCGGCGACAGCAGGATCGCTCCTGACTGACTGGGAGCAGGCGCTGGGCCTGCCAGATGACTGCTCCATCGGGGAAATGACCACGATAGCTTTGCGGCGCGCTGCGGTGGTGACGAAACTGACCAGCAGCGGCAGCCTCTCAGTCACATCGCTGATTAACGCGCTGGCCCGATCCGGCTACACCATCACGGTTACGGAGTTCAGACGTGCGCGCTGCGGTTTATCAGCCTGTGGCAATGCGCTGAATGGCGATGACTGGCCGCTGGTGCTGCAGGTGAACGTGCCGGAAACCACGATACAGCGTGCTAAGTGTGGGCAGGCTCACTGCGGTGACCCACTCAGAACCTGGGGGAATAAAACGCTGGAATGCATTCTCAGGCGGCTGGTGGCGCCTGATATCATTCTGCGCATCAATTACATTCCCACGCCTTCTTAATCCCTTAAGTTCCCCTTCTTTATTTAATAATCGCTTAACGGTGAGGATAACTCATGCTCAAAATAGGTGATCTTACTGATACCGCAGATGGTAGTGGTGAGTGGACAGATGGCAGTGTGGCGGGAAATATCCAGCCAACAGAAATAATGGGAGGATGGCTGACGACGGTACAACGTGAGTTAATCGCCGTTCTGACCGCCGCGGAAATGCTGCCTGATAAAACAAATGATGCCCAGGTGATTGCTGCCATTCATAAACTGATCCAAAAATCAGCGGATGAAAACTCGGGGGTGCCTGTCGGTGCACCCATCTCCTGGCCGTCAGACGTAACCCCTGCTGGTTATGCTCTGATGCAGGGGCAGACGTTCGACAAGGAAAAATACCCGAAACTGGCGACAGCATACCCTCCGGGCAGGCTGCCGGATATGCGAGGCTGGATTATAAAGGGTAAACCGGAAAGCGGTCGCGCCGTGCTCTCGGTGGAGCAGGACGGCATTAAAAGCCATGCGCACACGGCCTCCGTCAGCAATACCGACCTGGGAAGGAAGATGACCAGCT